ATGAGTTGGGCAACTATGGTCTCGGCCACCTTGGTGCCGTTCGCATCCGTCGTATCCACTGCGGCCGTGGCGATTTGGACGAAACGCATCGACGCGAAGACCAAGAAGGAAGAAAGAGACCACGCTCTGGTCTTGGACTACGAGAAGCGGGCGGGGGAAGACAAGAAGGCCGCGCTGAAGCGTCTCATTTCAGCGACCCTCCACCTCAAGCGCGGGGCAGAACAACTCGCCGGGTCCGAAGCGACCGAACAGAGCCTGAGCCAAAGGCGGGCGGAAGCCATTCGGCAGCTGTACGAATTTCGTGTTCGGCTGGGTATGGACGACGGAATTGCCGAGTTGATGATGTATGCCGCAGAACCGGTTCGTGACCTCACCGAAGTGGTGCTTGACGAATGGGACCGCCAGTTCCGTGAGCACGGCTACTCGTTGGCGCAGTTGGATGCGTGCAAGCGACGATTGGTTCAGACAGCGGGGGACGTCCCACCAACCGATGAACAGGCGATCTTCGCGGAGCGCAAGTGGGCCGAGCTGAAAGAAGAAGAAGGACAGTGGCTCAAGCGACTGGGCGATGAGGCGGACATCGACGTCGAGGCGCTGGTGGAGCTGTGCAAGACCATTCTGAAAGCCGCCCACAAGGATCTCCGCGGCGGCTACGGCGTAGAAGCCTGACTGACGCAAGGCTTCCGCAACTGATTTGTTGGCAGCGGTGACGCCTATAGACAGTCGGATGCGGTCACCCCTCAAGGCTTATCGTCCGCGGCGCCGGTCGACCCGCCGACTCCTGGCGCCGGATTGGGAACCCGCTTTCCGCAGTCCTGGCACGTCCCCCAATTTGATGTGCCAGCGTCGATTTGGGCGTCCTGCATTGCTCCCGAGCCCTTGACGCTGACGCGTAAGTGGGTGCAGTTCTCGGGGTCGTTCGGGTACTGAATCGAATCATCATGAGCGTCATCGGCCATAGGTTGAAGTATCCGCCAGCAAACAGCCAGCGCCTCGAGTTCAGTTGCCGTTGCGAATTTTCGACCTGCTGATCCGGTGGCTTGGACGCGCCAACGCTTCGGTGATCACCCCAAGGTGCTGGCGTTGCTCATAGCGTCGGCTGCATCTGCTGGACCAACGGAGCGGCCGTTTAGCGGTTTTCGCGTAGTCAATACGAAACGGAGAGGGGGACGGCGTCGGCGGGCCAGGCTCGCTGCTGAACTCTCAGGGTCACCCCGCCGGACGCCTCACGTCGACCAGAGACGTGACCAACCTCCAGTGTCGACGCTGCAGTTGCTAGTGCCCGAACGCATATTCTCCGAAACCATCGATCAACCATTGGAATTGACGAGCAGCAGCTCGCAGTGGCGTCGGCGCATAAGCACAAAAAGAGCCTCGTTCGGCAAGTCGCCAACGGTCGCGGAGAAGTCCAACATAGTCAGCTGATGCGTGATCGATGCATCAGTGTTAACTGAGCTAACGAGTTTGGCCCTGTGTCACTGATCACAGTCGGTGATGAGCAGCAATTATGCACTCGAGTGCTGCACTTTCAACTGCTTTGAAGTTTAGCTCTGCGCTGACGGGTAAATAGTGGCTTGCGAGCCGGAACTCTTGAGCGAACAGGTTCCCGTCGGTTCGAAGTTCTACTCTCAAGGAGCATTCACCGTGCAGAAGACTCTTGTGGTCGGCGCGACCACTCTCACCCTGTTGTTCGGCGGGGCTGGCGTGGCTCACGCCACCGAACTCTCAACCCCGGCCCCGGCGACGACGACCACCCTGGCTCAGCAAGCGGAGCAAGAAGACGACGGCGGCGACAACGGCCTGTGGGGCCTTGCCGGACTTCTTGGTCTCCTTGGGTTGGCCGGGCTGAAGCGTCGCAAGGATGCCGACTACCCGGCGACTCGCGGTGGCGGCACCATAACGAACCCGCGCGCTTAGTCACCACTTTCAACGACCGAGCCCCCCGCCAGGTGCTACGCCACCACGGGGGGCTCGCGTCGTCTTCCGGCTCGCCGCCGGTAGAGCAGGTGGCGCTAGTGCCACGGACACGCTGTTTGGGAGCCGGGAAACGAAACCCGATGAAAGCAGGAGGGCAGCAAGAGTTCTCGCTTTCCATTGTGTTGCGACTCCACATCCTTAATGTCGTCAGTCGATGTCGTCGTTCGCGTGAGACGTGGTCGCCTGCGAGCAACCCCAACTGGTGCCGCCGGCTAGGCGGGACGTAACAGCGTGTCGACCGCGGGCCGACTCCCTCAGGAGGCGGCGATGGTGCAGTCAACGTCTCTGCCGTCACCCGCATCAGCGTCGCTTCGGATCAGGATCGTCTTGTCGGAGTCGCGCATGACTGAGCAGGCGACGCCATTCGCGGCGCCGATGATCGGGTCGGCGCCGATCAACTGACCTGGGGCGGCTGTGTGGAAAATCAGCTTGACTTCTCCAGGTTCGTGGCAAATATTCTCCCGAACCATCTGGTTGTTGTTCGGCCAGATCACATCGATGCACGGCGCTCCGTCCCAGGCGATGAGAGTCGTATATGTGTTCGCGGACGGGATCAGTGGGGGACCAGAGGGGGCAGGGCCGTTGGCTTGTTCGCATGCCACGCCGTCTCCGTCGCGGTCAAGTTCGGCACTGTAACCGGGTTGCCCGGCGAACAGTGGCGCCGCGCCCGCCGCCTCGGCTTGATCGCAGGTGCTGAAGGGGACCGCCACGGCCGGAGGACTGAACATAAGCGGCATCACCACCGTCGCGGCTCCGGTGATCTGAAAAGCCTGTCGCAACATCACTTTTCGCATGCGACCCCGTCCCTATCGCCGTCGAGGCCGGCGCGATACCCGGGCTCGCCGGCTCGCAGAGGTGCGGCGCCGGCTGCGCGCGCCGCGTCGCAGTCGTCGTAGTAAGCGCTCGAGGACGGCGGCGGGATGTCAGCGGCTGGCAGAGCCGGCGGTGGAGACGTATTTCCTGTGTCGATGGCCGTCGATGCCGTGTCGCCGTTGCACGGTGGGGCCCACAGCCCACGCGGAGCGTTTCTGGCTTCTTGCTCAGCGGCTTTTATCTCGTCGTAGAGGCTGACGGGGTTACCCCCGTAGATGTACGACCGGGCCGCACCCGCGCGGGCTGCTTCGATCGAGTAGTTCCAGCCGTCGGCTCGCACAAGGTACGCGAGGGTGCGGCCGTAGCGGTCGGTTCGATCTTGTGTCGGGTCGATGACGACCGCAACTCTGCTTCCGAGGAGGTTCGACGTGGCGAACTCGGTGGCCTCGGGTCCCCAGCACTCGACGGGAGAACCAGGCTTCTTTGTCTCGGGGGTGTCGATGCCGAGGACCCGCACGCGCAAGTGACCGCGGTTGTCGTCGCGAATGTCGATGGTGTCGCCATCGACTATCTCGAGGACTGTCGCCGTGGCGGCGACCGGTTCAGCCGCCGCCGACGGCGCCAGGTGAACGGCTGCCATCAGGCCGACGGTTGCAGCGCAGGCGCGCCACGCTGCAGAAGCTGCGAACCTCACGTGTTCGATTCGCTCGCGATTCCGTCGCTGTCGCGGTCCAGGCCGGAATCGTAGGGAGCGGAGCCGATCGCCGGCGCGAACCCTGAGCCAGCTACGGCAAAGGTGACAGCACAAACCACGACTCGAAGCATGTGTTCCCCCACATGAATAACGATCTTGGTGAAGTTAGCCCCCCGGCCTGAAAGGCACTCTAGCTAATGTGTGACCTGGGACACAAGTCCCAGTCTTGGGAGTCGCATGCCAGCGGTTCGGGCGTAAGAATCAGTCCTTGAAGTGCGGCGGTACTGGTGCGCGATACTGGGATTGAACCAGTGACCTCTTCCGTGTCAGGGAAGCGCTCTCCCGCTGAGCTAATCGCGCCAGATCATCGTTGAGGTGGAGACGGGAATCGAACCCGTGTGCACGGCTTTGCAGGCCGTTGCCTCACCACTCGGCCACTCCACCGCTGGGGTTGATGCCACTGCACCTTCGAGCGGATGACGGGATTCGAACCCGCGACCCTCACCTTGGCAAGGTGATGCGCTACCAACTGCGCTACATCCGCGCGCCACGAACGACATCGTCGCCCGTCGCGAAGCACGACGATAGTCCACCAAAGTGTAGCTGCACAAATCTCCGTGTTTGCCGGTGCGTCTCCGCCCGTTTGTGTTTCAAAACGACTGGTAGTACTCGCAGAAGATGGAGAAGCCGCGGGCCGAGCCGGCCGCGCGGCGCGCATCGGAATCCGCGGCCGTGGCCGCTGCTGAAACCTCGGGCGGATTCGGGTCGCGACCCTTCACCGTGCTAGTCTTCGACGTCGTTCGGCCATTCGGTCGACTCTCCGGTCTCGTAGCTCAGTGGGAGAGCGTCCGCCTCACACGCGGAAGGTCGCTGGTTCGAACCCAGCCGGGACCACCACCCTGACCTGCGCATATACCGGCATTCGCCAGGTGCGTGCTATCTGGCGTGCTATCCGGCCACCGCCGCCCGCGCCGCGTCGACCAGGGCTGACGCCTCGTCAGCGGTCAGGTAGTTGCGTCTCACCATTTCAGACAGGGCACGGCAGAAGCGCTCCACCCGCTCAACCTCGTCGGGGTCGGTGGCGGCTGATCGGTGAATCGTGGTTGTGTTCATGGCGGCAACTTACGCCTACGAAAGCTGTTGCGCAACAAGAACTTTCATCCGGTATCCGGACGTTTATGCTGGTCAGCGGAATCTTGTTCCGGAAACCGGAGACGCGCTGACGGGCACGGGCACCGGTCTGTGGGGTAGTCCGACCCACAGAACCGGCACCGCACCCGCTGCCCAACGGCCTTCCAGTTCGTCCGCGACTTCATCAGTGGCCCCGCCGCTTCTGACGCCTACGCCGCCGACGTTCCCGCGCCCGCGCCTTGTGCGTCGGCCAGCCGCCGGGCGCGCAGCGAACACGTGACACCGGGCACGGAGGAACGATCATCGCGGCATCCCCGCTCCGTGCGCGTTGATCTGCCGCGACACATCACGCGCAACCTCCTGGTTCGTGGACGCATTGTTGAACACCTGGTTGAACACCATGTTGTTGCCGCCGCCGTCCGGCCCCGGCGCAGCCCCCTTCTTGGTGCCGTGCTGCGACTGCCCGCCACCCTGGCCGTCCTTCATCGGGACCTCCTGCTGTCCAGCGGTGGTCGGGATCGAGGGTCGGGCACTGGCGAACCCGCCCGCAATACGCATCAGCAGGTTGTTGGACAGGTCGGCCCGCTGGGAGCCGCCGGGGGTCAGTGTGTCGATCACCCCTTGGACACCGATCCCGGCCACCTGACCGCCGAACGCCGCCGCGCGGTTGAGCAGTTGGACCACCATTTGCGCCGCCGCCGCCCCGGCCTGACCGCCGAACGGCGCAGCCGCCGCGCCAGCGGAACTGATGGCACCCTGAATCGCCGCCATCGGCATCCCGCCGACGAGCCCCTGGCTGCCGCCGCCGCCCGCTGGCTGCCAGCCACCGCGACCCGGCATGTGGCCCTGCACCTTGGGCGGACCAGGCGCGGGGCCGGGGCCTTGGCCGGTGGCGAAGTTCAGCGCGCCCGGTATGCCGACGTTGGCAGTCGGTGCCCCACCGGGCAGCCCGACATTCGGGGTCAGTGGCCCACCGGGATTACCGAGGTCCGTCGACATCGGCATGCTGGTCGGCATGTTCATCCCCGGCAGCACTGACCCGCCGCCGCCCACCGGCAGGTGCCACTGCTCGGTGAAGTTGGGGTCCAGCGCGCCATCACCCTTCCCCAAGGCGATCCCCCCGACGTCGCCACCGGCCTCGAACGGCATCCCGTTCGGGAGTGTCGCGGCCATGTGACCGCCACCCGGCCCACCGTGGGACACGCCGACGTTGAACGCGCCCGGCTTGAACCCCTTGCGGAAACCCAGATTTGGTGCCACGGACGGGAAACTCTCTGTGGTGAACAGCCGCCCCTGACCGGTGCCGCGTCCCAAGAGAACCTGCGTCAGCTCGGACACCGCGCCGGAGCAGTCGGCCAGGCCGTTCACCAGATCAGTTCCGCCCCAGTCGTATTGACCACCGTTGGCATTCTGTGCGAGACGATACATCGCGGCCAGGTTGGGGTTGGTGACACCGGTCCCGGTCCCGGTCATGCTCATCATGTTCGGAACCATCAAGGCTTCCGGACCCAACCGTGAGATGTCCGCCGACGCGCGGGCGAAGTCCGGCGGCGCGATCTGGAATTGCGAACCGAAAGCACCTTGCGCGGCCAGCATCCCGAACAGACCGCTACCGGCTGCGCCGTTGGAGTACCCCGCGCGGGCCTGCGCACCGTAAAGCGCGCCGACAGCCGGTGCGAACGCAAGGCTGGCAAGGAATCTCACCAAGTTGTCCGCTAATCCCGGCAATCCCTTGGAGAAGCCGAGGTCTTTGTCCAGCGCCGCGCCGACCTGGCCCATAGAGTCGGCCAGTGTTTCCAGCTTCGGGAGCGACTTCTCCATGGCGTTGATCGTCTCGTCAATCACCTGCTGCTCAGCCTCACGGACCCGCTGCTCGGCCGCTACGACATCGTTTCTCGCCCTGAGCAATTCGAGCTGATCGGCATTGCCCATTGCCTTGAGGTTGATTTCACGCAGCCGCGCTTCTTCCAGCGCTCGAAGTGCCTGCGCCACATCGGGATGCGACGACAGCGGAGACGTCGCGGCGAACCGTGACGGGTCCACGAACGGAGCGCGAGTCATTTCCTTGGCCACCGCATCGCCCGCGCCTGCCACCGAACCCGACGACGACGGCGGATTGAACGACGGCGGCATGATGAACGGGCCTGTCTGTGCCCCTGCGCTAGCCGCGTTGCCGATAGCCGACCCGAACGGGGTCGACAACGACCCGGCACCCGGCATCTTCGGTATCGAACGCCCGCCACTGGCTGGGCCACCGCCGGGCAATAGGTCGGCAACGCGGCTTAGAATCTGCAATCCCGGCGACATCGCCATCACCGCATTGGCAACCGCTTCCATCGCCGGTGCTAACCGTTCCGTTGCGGATGCGACTTTCTCCATCACCGGCCCCCAAATGGTGAAGAAGGGTGAAATCTCGCTCACCACTGTGCTGATGGTTGGCATGACATCCGCGAGAATCTGCGCCGCGTCCACGATCATCGGCATGATCTTCTCACCGACAGGCGCAAGTTCAAAGAACGCGGCGACCAAATCCTTTGTGATGTCCCACAATTGGCCCGCTGCCGTGATGCCCCTCTGAATCCACTGTTCCAGTTCACCGCTGGCCGAGATGTCACTGATCCATGTTGAGAACTCCTGCGCGGCCACCGACAGCGACTGCGCGAGCTGCGGCAGGAAACCCGAACTCACGCGGGCGATTTCGGTCAACGCTTGCGTAAACGGTGCCACGGCGGGCGCCAAATTCTCGAACGTGTTGACCAGGCTACGTCCGATCTCCTGAATAGCCCCAAAGGTTTCCGGCGTCTGCAACTGCGTGGCGAACTGCGCGAACATGTTGTTCATCGCGTTGGCGATGCCGGTCGTCGTCGCCTGAATCGTCGGCATCAACGTGTTGGACAGCTCGGTAATCATCGGGCCGACACCTGCGAAAAGCGCCTGCTGCGTGGCGATTTTCAGCCGGTCGAACGTCGGCACCAGCGCTTGGATGTCACGCGCGGCCTGCTGCGCGGAGGGAGCGAGCTTGCCTATCGCCTCCGCGAACTGCTCCGGGTCACGGATGTTCTCCATGGCCCCGCCGAAACCCATAACGCCCAGTTTCAAGGTGCCAAACCCGGCGGCGGCTGCGGTGGTAACACCAGGCAGGACGCCAACCACGCCGCTGAGAGTGCTTGCCGCACCGGCAACTCCGGTCAGCGCGGGCACCAACGCCGCGATTCCGGCTGGCCCAGCGACCTTACCGAGACTGCCCAAAGTTGTTCCGACGCTGGCCAGCCCGCCCACAGCACCGGCACCGGCCCGCCCCAACATGTCACGGTCACGCTTGATCCGGATACGCTCGGTGCGGTCGGCCTGCTGCTGCGCGAAGCGAATCTGCGCACGGCGTTCCCGTTCGCGGGCACGGGATTCCGCACTGATGCGGCGGATTTCCGCATTGTGGTCCCGCACTCGACGGGCCTCGATGTCGCGTAACCCATTGAGACGGTCAGCAATCCGATCCTGCTCGGTGCGGGTAAGCACCTTGATCGCCGCCAGATCGCTTTTGCGTGCACGCTCCACATCGGCTGCCACGGCGCGGTTTCCACGGCGCATCGTGTCAACCACGTTGCGCTCATAGGTGTTACCGATGTCGCGGCCCGTGCGCTCAAAGGTCCGTTCGATGTCGCGGGCGGTCTGGCGCAGCGCGCGCTTGTCGAGGTCGGTCAGAACCTCCAATTCGATGTTCTGACCGGGACGCTCACTCCTGGCCATCAGTCATCACCCCCGAACCGGATGACCGTCTTGCCACGCGGCGCGAACTCCGGTGTCGGAGTGTCGCCCCCGGTGCCGAACTCGATCCAGCTCGCCTTCCAGTCCGACGCCACCACGGCGCGCGCAGGCAGCTTGTCGACGTCCGGTCGGCCCTCGACGTGGACGCTGTCCCTGTAGGCCCCGGTGTCGACCGGGCTGACCGACTTCCAGTAGTCGCGGGCATCCTCGGCCAGCTCGCGGTTCGCGGCGTCAATGGCCGGACGGCCCTCGCGGGGGTCGCGCAGCTTGTCTGCGATGATGTCCTCGATGTCCTTGGTGGACTGCTTGACGCGGACCCGTGCCATCAGTTCACCCCTTTGCTGTCGCTGTTTGCTGGTTTGCTGTTCGCTTCGTTTTTGTTGCGTTGCGTTTTTTCACTATGTAGATCGCACAGTCGACCCAGGGTCGGCAGACCTCTGACCTGCAAAAAGACGGACATGTAACTCACGTCGGGCGGAACAGATGTTAGGGTACGTGCATTACTGGTATTTGCTGACGCGGCGACCGTGTTTGCTAGCCGCCCCATCATGGCCACCCCGGCGTGTCGAAGAACGCCAACGCCGGGGGCCGTCGCCGGTCCCGGTCAGTCCGGCCAGCAGCCCGCGAGCTATTACACGACCGGCAAGAACCCCTGACGTTGGCCCGAACATAGAACAAGCTGATGTCATCGCGCGCCGGGATGATGTGGTCGGCGGTGGTCGACGCGCCGGTGCAATTCGGCAAGCGCAGTCGGCACGTCGGTTCCTCTTTGATTACGAGACGACTCAACGCCTGCCAGCGCCGTGTCTTGTACAGCTTCTTATGCGCCGACTCCATTACGCCACGCTCCGCTCTGCCTCGATGACGACGTGATCGACCACGCCATCGAGGTCGCGGTTGAGCTGCGAGCCGCCGACCACGGCGTAGTCCTGTCCCTCGTACCGCAGGTAGTCATTGGCCGTCATGGTCGTGGTGACCGGAAGATCAGGCCGCACAGTGCACCTGACGCGCACGACGGCACGGTTGGCCAACTGCTGGTCTGTTTCGGTGGCCGACAGCGTACGCAGCAGACAACCGGGCACCGGCGTGACGGTTTCCACCTTGGCTGGAATGTTCAGGTGATCCCGTGGACCGTCGCTGCTGATTTTCACGAAGTCAACGGTCTGCCCGCCCAGTGGTTCCGTCATGTCAGCCCCCAAAGCCGTTGCGATGGCGGCTGGCCGGGGGGAGTAGTCGCCCCTCGGCCAGCCGGTCGCCTGCCAACCTGTTGACGTTGGTGCTTTCCTCACCAACATGGCAGGCCACACCGCCCCCAGGAAAGGGCGGCCCACTGGTCTTCAAACCCGTTGTGGTGTGCGACATGTGACGCACCTGCGGAAGGGTGGCGGCTGGCCGGGGCCACAGATCAAAACCCCGGCCAGCCGGGATGCCCGCCGACCGCGTGGCAGGCCACACCGCCCCCAGGCGTGAGGCGGCCCACGATTTCACATCCTGCGCTGGCACCGGTCACACCTTCCGTAACGCAGGTCAATCGACCCACCGCACCGGCACGCCCACTGGTCACGCGGTAACGGTGTGCCGTCCCCGAAAGTGAAGTGCTGTGCACGCCGTGCACCGAGAACCCTATCCAGACTCTCGATGGCGGTGGCCGCACGTGCGGAAGCACGATGCGCCAGCTCTGCGGTGGCGGTGGAGTCGGTGGACTCGTTGTAGAAGGCCCCAGGCCACCGACCTGAGACCGTAACGCCCATGCTCATTCGTTCGTCCCTATCATCACTTCAAATGCGCTGGCCCCGTTGGCTACTTGCGCCGCCTGCCTGTCTGCCCGCGCTTTGAGTGCCGCCCGGTAGGCGAGGTCACGTGCCTTGGCCGCGGCGGCTTTCGCCTTTTCGTCCTCAAGTCGCCGGCGTTCCCGTTCCCGTTGTGCCGCTTGGGTTTTAGCGCGTTCGGTGAACAGGTCGGCGGCGACGTCGGCGGGGACGCAGCGGAAACCGATGGCGTCGTGCTCGACGTGCTGGATCAACTGGCGTTCCAGGTCGTCCATTGTGCCGAAACCCTCGATGCTCAAGTCAACGAGCCGGATCAGTTCGCCCACAATCGGTTTCCTTTCTCAGTGCCGGTGCCCGGTCGCTGCGCGGGTGCGCAGTCGCGGTGAGGGATCGGGTTTGCGGACCTCGGTGACCGTGATGGCGTCGCGGTCCAGCATGCAGTTGACAACAATCGCGTCCACGATCTCGGACGCCCCGTAGTCGCCTTGGCCGTACAGCCGCGCCACCGTGCGCCCGATGGTCCCGCAGTCGCCGCGCAGCCAATGCAGCGCATGGTGTTCGGCCTCGACGTAGGCGTCGATGTCGACGTCGAAGTGCAGTTCGGTGTCATCGTGGCCCCGTGGCCGCGACGGCACGTGCGACGTGCTCGCGGTGAAAGAGCCACCGGCCACCAACCTTCACCCCTCCTAAGCTCGGTGCGCGCTTGTTGACGGCGCGCTTGGTGATTCCGAGCTTGGCGGCAACTTGGGTCGCTGTCACGTAATCGGTTCCCGGTCGGGAACTTCCGCTGAGAATTTCCTCCACGGTGGCGGCGACGTCGGGTGACATCGGCTGGCCGTTCATCCGATGCACGTGCTCGGTGCAGGCAGCCATGTGGCGCAGCGTCTCGGCGTTCACCAGACACCCCGATTCCCGGCCCCCAGATCAACGCTGATGGACGAAACCGGCCAGGGGTGGGGGATTGGGTCAACGGGGCTGCCGACCGGTCGGCAACCGTCGTGGGTCCGCACTGTCCGCGTTGTCCGCAGTTCCCCCAACCAAATTGAGGGGAACCCTACGGGACGTGGAGCGCGAAAGCGCGGCGCGGCGGTTTGCTGTGGACGGTGTTTACCCGTTCCTCTACTACTACTACTACTACTGCGGACACTGCGGTATATACGGACAGTGCGGACAGTGCGGACAGTGCGGTAATGCCTGTTAGACACTGTTGTCCGCATGTCCGTGTTGTCCGCAGTCCGCAGTTGCAGTGCGCAAGTCGGTGTTGCGCGTGTTAACTCCTGGAGCGCAATCATATTCCCGGCCCGTACTCGCCGCGTGCCAGCTTCGTCACGTAGTCATCGTTTGCCAGTCGGGTCAGAACCTCGCTGGCGCGGCGACGGTCCAGACCAAACTCCGCGCTCACGTCCTCCGGTGACACGATCTGCCCACCGTCGTCGTTGACGTAGTGCCACACCTTCACAGACAGCGGGCCGTGCTTGTCCATCAGTCTCACCAGACGCCCGACTTGTTCGGCTGCCGTCCGCGCCTTGCTCAGCACCGACGCCGCGTCGTCGGTGTCGAGCGACCCGGCCAGCCGCCACAACATCCCGTCGTCGGCGTGTAATGCGTACTCCGACTCCATCACGTCGCGGCCCGTCACGTGCAGCACGGCGTCGTCGCCGCCGCGCTGGCGTTGAAGCACCATCAGAAAGTCGGCGGCACCCGCGATGCCGTAGGTTCCCGACAGGTCTGCAACAAAATCGTCACTCGCGGCCTTGCGCGTGTGGTGCACAACCAGGATGGTCGAACCGGGCGCGGAGTCGGCCAGGCCCTTGAGTTGGCTACTGATCGCGTAGTCGGCCCCGTAGGCATCCTCACCGGAACGCTTGGCGCGCTTCACCTTTCCCAACGTGTCGAGCACGACCAGCGGCCTGTCCTGCCCGTGGCGGGCCAGGTACTCGCCGATGACAGCTATCGCCTCTTGCGGGGTGGCCTTGATGACGATGGTCAGCGCGGCGGGTATGGGTTGCCCGCCGTTCATCTTGCGTAGCCGATCCTGCAATCGACGGTGTCCGTCTTCGAGCGCCAGGTACAGCACAGGTCGCTGCGTGACGCGGACACGTTGCAGTGCGGTGCCGCCGGATGACACCGCAAGCGCAACGTTACCGACGAGGAAACTCTTACCCTTTTTCGGCGGTGCGCCGAGGTAACCCATCCCTTCGGGGATTAGTTCGGGGACAACGTATTCCAGTTCGGCAAACTCTTGCGCGTCGAGCCAGTCTCCGGTCACCGACAGTTTGTCGAGCAGTGAGTGATAGACCAGCTCGTCAAGTGTCTTGCCCGCCGCGATGTGGTCGCTCACGTCCTTGCCCACGATCACTTCGGCGATTGTCGCGGACTTGGCGGTCCCGCCCAGTACGTCGGCGATCCGCTGCGCGTGTGCGAACCCGCCGCCGTCGTCGTCCTTGTCAGCAATGATGATGATGTCCTTGCCGCGCAACGGTTCCCAGTCGAACCGCTCCGGTTTGGTGTTGCGGCCCTGCGCCGGAGACACGGCGGTGCCGCCGACCGCTTCCACGGCGTAAACGTCTTCCTCGCCCTCGGTGACGTAGACCGTGGTGGCGTCGGCGATGCGGTCGGCGTGGAACAACGCTCGCTTGCCGCCGCCTTTGGGTACGTTGCGCTGCCGGAAATCCTTGCCGCCCTTGGACGCGCGGCGCTCCACGACCGGGCCATCGGGGTAGGGGTAGCTGGCCAGCACGTCGCCGTTGCGCTGCTGGTACAGGTCGCGGTACGTCAGACCCATCGCCGCGAGCACGTCGTCGGTGTCACATCCGGCGTGACAGTGCAGCAGCACCCGGCTGTCGGTCCCCGTGATCGACAGCGACGGGCTACGGTCGTCGTGCGCCGGGCACCGCGCTGACGCGGTGTTGCCGTTGCGTTGTACGCCGTCGAGCTTGTCCAGTAGCCGCGTGTATGCGGTATCCTGCATGGTGAGTGGTCCTTTCACTCAAGGTCGGTACGCAACCGAGGCCCCCGGCGATCAACGTCGCCGGGGGCCTGTTGTTTGTGAAGTTGTGGTGTGGGGGCTGGTCAGCCGTGGTAGTTGTTGACCTCGCGGTAAGCCTCTTTCAGGTCGGAGAGTTCGTCTTTCAGCTCCGAGATTTCATCGGCCACAGCGAGGCAAGCATTGACCAGCGCGGTCATTGGGTCCTTTTCCCGTAGTAGCACTTCGGCGTGTAAGGCACTGTCTTGGGTGCTGCTCACCGCTCACCGCCCAGCAGTTCGTCAATCTCATCCTCTGCCATCCCCAACGGGGAGCTGGTGAGACCAAATTCGTCCAGCACCCAACGCTTTGCGCCGGACTGGCCGACTTCGTGCGCGGGCATCACGTGCCGAATGATGTCCAGCTCGTCACCGTCGAACGTGTGAGTCTTGCCGTCTCGCAGGCATTCAGCGGCCTTGAGGCAAATCGCCCCGACGTCGAACTCTGAGAAGTCCTCGCGGGCAAAGGGGTACACCGCGTTGATGACGTCGCGCCAAATGTCGGCGTAGGTGACGCGGGCTGAGATGAGCTTGTCTAGCTTGTCCAGTGCCGTAAGCGCCGCCGTGACAGTGGCGGCAGCGAGTATCGCGCGCTTCACCGGGCACCGCCCACCGGTTCGCCTTGGCGCAATCTCTCGACGTCTTCGGCGTGGATGCGGACCAGTCGCGGGCCGAGACGGTAGGCGCGCAGACGGCCAGCCGCGATGTAGCGGCGGATTGTCATTGGGTGCACCCCCAGTCGGGCGGCGGCTTCGTTCATGGTGAGATCGGGCATGTGTTTCTCCGTGTTGGCGGGTGATTTCCCAAGTGTGCCAACGCTTACCGGAGTAACGGTAGGTGATACCGTGATCGTAGAGCGCCTGTCACGCCCGCCCGTAGGATCAGGCCCGCTCAGATAGTGTGCGCGCTACGTGATCTCGGGCCGTGTTTCGGCAATTAGCCGCCAGCGTTAGCCAACTCCGACAACGCCTCGGCCACGGCGGCGTCCCGACCGGACACAATGCCCTGATACCGCAACGACGCGGTGATCGTGGTATGACCGAGCCGGTCCATCGTCTCACGTAGATTCCCAACCCGTGCTGCCTGCGTCCCCGCGAAATGGCGCAGATCGTGAATGCGGATGTGTTCGTGCCCAATGCTTTTGAGTGCGGCGGCGAAATAGCGCCGGAACGTCTTATCCGATAGATGACAGGAACGGTCGGCGGGGAACAACAGCGCATCGTCGGACCCGGCCACAAACCGCGACAGGTGCGCCGCGATGTCGTCGCGGATGTGCGGCGGCATCACCACGGCCCGCACCCGGCCCGACTTGGGTGTGTCGATATGACACTGGCCGTTCCGGTGAGTGACACCACGGGCCACCGCAATGACGTCGCCGTCGATGTCCTTGCGGCGAAGCTCGGTCACCTCGCCCCAGCGCAGCCCGCACCACGCGGAGATCAGCACCAGTGCCCTGTAGCGACTGTCGATGGCGTCGGCCAGCGCGGCGACGTCGGCCACCGCCAAGATGGTCGGCTTGCGCGTGCTCCTGGCGGCGGCGGCGCGCGGAATATGGCACGGGTTGACGTCGAGCAGCCCGTCCGTCACGGCGGTGCCGAGGATCGCGTGCAGCAGCCCGTAGGCGTGCGCCCGGTAGGTCGGTCGATCTTTCAGCGTGGCGGCGTGCCAGGCGCGCACCGCCTCGGGGGTCAGGTTGCGCAGCGGCACCGGACCAAGGACCGGGTTGATGTGGTCGGTCAGCAATGCGTCGTAGTGCCGCCGGGTGCGCGGCTTCAGGTCGCGGTGTTCTAGCCACTGCTCGGCGAAGCGGGCCACGGTGACCGCCTTGGCCTGTTTAGCTGCCGCCCGGTAGGACGGCGGTGTCCATTCGTCGCGTTCGATCAGCCGACGCTCGTCGGCCAGCCAATGCTCGGCGTCCATCTTGGCGGTGTAGGTGCGCGGTGCCCTGTGGCGGGTCAGATCGGGGCCTATGTAGCTCGCCTGCCAACGTTTCGAGGGCAGCCGACGCAAGTATCCCCAGCCGCGCCTGCCTGCCTTACCGGCCAT